CCCGCCGTGCTGCGGGCACGTCGACGGCGTCCTGATCACCGAGTCGCATCTCAAGCCGATGAAGCGCGCGGTGCGGCTCAGGCTGATCGCGGAGCGGATGGGCGGCCTGGACCTCGGCCCGGACCTGGCGGCGGGCTATCTGCCGACCTTTCCGTCGAAGGTCCCGGGCAATCCGGCGCCGGGGGCGCATGTGGCGAAGGCCGAGTTCGACCGCTGGCGGACCCGGCCGACCGAGGGCCGGGAGCCAAGCTACCATTTCTGGCAGATCGTCTCGCCGCTGAAGACATGGCGCGGCCTGGCCAAGGACTGGCGGGACGCCGAAGGCCGCCCCGCCGAAGAAGCCGCCTTCCGCCAGCAGAAGCTGGGCAAGCCGACCGAGTCCGCGATCAAGGCGCCGGACCACCTCGAGCTGCTGTCGGCGGCGCAGATCTTCGGCCGCCGCCGCGGTGAAATCCCGCCCGGGACCTGCTGGCTATCGCTGCAGGCCGACGTCCAGGGCGAGAGCATCGAGTGGTCCGTCATGGCCCACGGACCGTTGATCCGGGCCCGGATCGACCGGGGCGTGATCGAGAAGGATCCCTTGAGCGCCGCGGCCTGGGCCGACCTGGCCAAGGTCATCGCGCGCCGTTGGGAGGGACCGGAGTGCCGCGCGATCGGGCCCGATGTGGTGGGCGTGGATTCCGGCGGCGTGGAAGGGGAGACCCCACGCGTCTACGAGTTCGTGCGCGGACGCCAGAATTGCTACGCGATCAAGGGCGCGTCGTCGTCGCTGACGCTGCCCACGGACGTCCGCCGCATCAAGGGCAAGGACACCCGCGGGCGGACCATCAAGGTCGCCCTGCTGCTGATCGACACCTACGTCTTCAAGAAGTTCACGGCCTACGCCCTGAAGAACCTGGTCGCCTCGGCGGCCGCGCAGCCCGATCCGTCCCTCGTGCCCGGCGCGGTGACCTATGAGGACGACGCCACCGAGGAGGATTTCCGCCAGCTGACCGCGGAGGTCTTCAAGCGCGAGATCGACGCGCGCCCGGGCCAACGCGGGGCCTGGGAAAAGCTGAGGGCCAACGAGCAGCTCGACCTCGACGTCTACGCCCAGGCGCTCGCCTACCAGAAGGGGATCCAGCGCTGGGATCAGGCGCGCTGGGAACGCGAGTTCCTGGCCCGCGCCCGCGAACCCGGTTCGCCGCCGGAACCGCCGTTGCTCGAGCTGGCGGCCCAGCCGGACTCCGCCCCTGTCGTGGGCGCGCCGCGCGCGGCGCCGATCGGCACTGCGCCCGTCATGGGCCCTCGCCGCCGCCGGCGCATCGGCAGCGGCTACCTCGGAGGCTGACATGCCGACACGCGAAACGCTCGAAGCCGAACTGACCCGCCTCGAGGCGGTGCTGTCCGGCGGAGTGTCCCGGATCAGCAAGGGCGACCGCACGGCCGAATACGACCTCGACCAGGTCCGCCGCCGCCGCGACGAGATCCGGGCCCAGCTGAACCGCACCAGCGCCGCCCGGCCCGTGCGCCGCGTCTATGTCCGGAGTTGCTGATGCAGAACCCCCTCAAGGTTCGCTGGCCGTGGGGCTCGAAGGCGTCGGCCCCGGCGCGGGCGTTCGTCGGCGCCGAGGTCAGCCGCCTCGCCCGCCGGCTTCGCGGGTGGAAGGCGGAGCGCCGGCATATCAACGCCCTCCTCGCCGCCGGCGGCGCCGACCTCCGGGCCCGCTCCCGCCAGATGAGCCGCGAGAACCCCTACGCCGCGAACGTCATCGAGGCCTTCGTCGCCGCCGCCGTGGGCACGGGCATCAAGCCGTCGTCGCTGATCGCGGACGCCGCCCGGCGCAAGGCCGTCCAGGAGGCCTTCCTCGCCTGGACCGACGAGGCGGACGCCGCCGGCGTGACCGACCTCTACGGCCTGCAGGCGCTGGCCGCGCGCGGCATGTACGAGGGCGGCGATGTCTTCGTCCGGATGCTGGACCGCCCGTCGAGCGCCGGCCTCACCGTCCCGCTGCAGCTTCAGTTGCTCGAGGCGGAGATGCTGCCGCTCGAACACAACGAGACCCTGTCGACCGGCCACGTCATCCGCCAGGGCATCGAGTTCGATGCGAATAACAACCGGGTCAACTACCACTTCCTGAAGAGCCACCCGGGCGACCTGGGGCGCTGGCGCGGCATCGAGCGGGTCGTCGTGCCGGCGGCGGAAGTGCTGCACCTGTACCGGCCGCTCCGCCCGGGCCAGATCCGCGGCGTCCCTGGGCTCGCCCCGGCCATGGTCCGGCTGTATCTGCTCGACCAGTACGACGAGGCCGAGCTGGACCGGAAGCGGACCGCGGCGATGTTCGCGGGCTTCATCACCAAGAAGTCGTCCGACGATCTCGATCCTGTGTCCGGCCAGAGCCCCGAGGAGGCCGGCGGCGATACAGCCATCGCGCCGCTCGAGCCCGGCCTCCTGCAGGTCCTCGGCGAAGGCGAGGACGTCACCTTCTCGGAACCGGCCGACGTCGGCGGCGCCTACGAGGCGTTCCTCTACCGGAACCTGTGCGCGATCGCGGTCGGCGCCGGCATTCCCTACCACCTGACCAGCGGCGATCTGTCGAAGGCCAACTACGGCAGCCAACGCGGCGAGCAGGTCTCGTTCCGGCGGCGGATCGAGCAGTACCAGCACGCGGGCCTCGTGTTCCAGCTCTGCCGGCCGATCTGGGAGCGCTGGTTCAAGGCGGCCGCCCTGGTGGGGGCGATCCCCGTCCCGGCGTCCGAGATCCTGCGCACCCCGCGGGTCATGGCGGCCAAGCATATCCCGAACCGCTGGGACTGGATCGATCCCAAGAAGGACCGCGAGGCGCAGGCCATCGCCGAGGACCGCGGCTGGGTTTCCCGGTCCGACAACATCGAGGCGGAGGGCTTCGACCCCGAGGAGGTCGACGCCCGCATCGCCGCCGACCGCGCCCGCGAGAAGGCGGCGGGCCTCGATTTCAGCCCGCAGCAGAAGGGCGCCGCTCCGGCGGCCGCGCCGACGTCCATCCCTGAAGACCGCACCGGCTTCGCCGCCTGAGGAAACCCCATGTCCGTCATCGTCGATCAGTCGACGATCGTGCTCACCGGCACGGTCGGCGATTACTTTTGGGACGACAGCTTCTCGGCCGCCGAGGTGAGTCTCGCGCTCGCCCAGGTCGGGCACGCCAATCCCGTCACCATTCGCCTGAACAGCGGTGGGGGAGACGCCGCCGAGGGCGCCGCCATCCATGCCGCGATCGCGCGGCACGCCGGCCAGACGACCCTGGTGGTCGAAGGCATCGCCGCCTCGGCCGCCTCGCTGGTCGCCATGGCCGGCGACGAGATCGTGATGGCGCCGGGATCGATCATGATGATCCACGACCCCGCGACCTTCACCTTCGGCACGGCCGCCGATCACCAGGTCACGGTGAACTATCTGACGGCCCAGGCGGTCAGCTACGCCGGCGTCTACGCCGCCCAGTCCGGCAAGGCGGCCGAGGCCGCCCGCGCCGACATGATCGCCGAGACCTGGCTCGATCCCGAGGCGGCGGTCGCCGCCGGCTACGCCGACCGGGTCGGCGAGGCGCCGGCCGAACCGGGCACGGCCGAGATCATCGACTTCCCGCTGCGCGAGCCCTCGGCCTTCGCCTACGCGCAGTACCGCAACGCCCCCGAGCCGCTTCGCGCGCTCGCGGCCACGAAAGGCTGGGGTCCGCCCCGCCGTTCCCAGGCGGCTTCGGCCGTCGTCCCGAACCGTCAGACGGAGACCCCCATGACGACCCAACCCACGGGCGGCGCCAATCCCGCCCCCGCGCCGCAGCCGCAAGGCTCCGCCACGGCGACCACGCCGGCCCCGGCCGACAACGTCGTCGACATCACCACGGCCCGCAGCACCGCGCGGACAGAGGCCCTCGCCTACGCCCGCGAAGTCGGAGAGCTCTGCCAGCTCGCCGGCTGCCCGGACCGGGCGACGGCCTTCATCGCGGAGGACACCCCGATCGAACAGGTCCGCACGGCCCTGGTCGACGCCAAGGCCCAGGCCGCGGCGAACCCCGTCAATCCCACGCAGCCGCCCGCGGGCGCCAAGAGGTTCGACCTCGCCCGCGCCATGCGGAAGCGCTTCGGCCAGAAGGAGGTCTGAGCCATGGAAACCCTCACCCTGAAGACCGCCACCGACGTCGTGAAGACCGAAGGGCCGAACCGTTCCTCGCGCGACGAGGGCATCCTCGCCTCCGGGTCCGACGTCGTCGAATGCGGGACGGTGCTCGGCAAGATCGGCGTCGGCGCCGCCGTCTCGGCCACCAAGTCGGGCGGCAACACCGGGACCGGTACGCTGACCCTCGACGCCACGAACCCGGTTCGCGACGGCGCCAAGGTCGGCGTCTATCGCGTGCGCCTGAAGACCGCCGCCGCCAACGGCGGCGTGTGGGCGGTGACCGACCCCGAGGGCTATGACCTCGGCGAGGTCGCTGTCGGCGCCGCCTTCGACAACGACCTGAAGTTCGTCACCGCCGACGGCGCGACGGACTTCATCGTCGGCGACGGTTTCGACGTCACCGTCGCGCTGGGATCCGGAAAATGGGCGCCGCTCGACTTCGCGGCGGAGGACGGCTCGCAGCACGCGGGCGCGATCCTGCTCGAGAAGGCGGACGCGTCCGACGCCGACGCCCGTGTCGTCCTGCTCCGTCGCAGCGCCGAGGTCGTCAGCCAGGCGCTCGTCTGGCCCGTCGGCGCCACCACCCTGCAGAAGAATGCGGCGCTGGCCGCCCTTGAAGCGCGCGGCATCGTCGCCCGCACCGGAGTTTGACCATGAGCCTCGCACAAGACCTGATGAGCGCGCCGGAGTTCGCCGACGACGCCCTGACCGAAGCGATCAACATCCCGCCCAATGTGACGGGACGCCTGGCCCAGCTCGGCCTGTTCAGCGACGTCCCGATCGCCACCACCTATGTCCGGGTCGGCATCACTGACGGCGACCTGGCCAACATCCCCGCGCGCGAGCGCGGCGGCCCGGCCAACAAGGCCATGGGCCGTGACAAGAAGCGGGTGCTGATCGACATCCCGCATTTCCCGCTGGACGACGCGATCGAGCCCACCGACTTCCAGAACCTCCTGGCCTGGGGCGAGGACCGGGTGTTCGAGACCTTCGGCGGCGTGCTGAACGGCAAGCTGGTCGACCTCCGCTCCAAGCACGACCTGACCCACGCCCATCTCGACTGGGGGGCGATCAGCGGCGTGATCCTGGACGCCGAGGGCAAGGAGTTGCTGGACATCTACGAGACCTTCGGGATCAGCCAGCAGACGTTCGACATGGTGCTGGGGACCGCCGGCACCGATGTCGCCTCGAAGAGCCGGGCCCTGAAGTCGGCGGTTCGCCGCGAGCTGAAGGGCGCGCCGATGACGGGCATCCGCATCCTGGCGAGCCCGGAGTATTTCGACGCCTACACCGGCCACGCCAATGTGAAGGACGCCTACAGATATTTCGCGTCCAACACGCAGAACCCGAACCGCGACGGGCTCGAGGACGGCTTCGTCCACGCCGGCCTGACCATCGAACGGGTCGACGAGGAGTTCACCAAACGCCTCGGCGACGGCTCGCTGGAAACCGCGCCGGTCATTCCGGCGGGCGAGGCCCGCGTGATCCCGATGGGGACGCCCTACTTCCGGCGTTACGTCGCCCCGCCGGACACCATCGCCGACGCAAACCGGAAGCCGAGCCCGACCGACAAGGTCTTCGTCTCGACCGCCGAGCGCGACCACGGCAAGGGCTACGACATCCACTCGGAGTCGAACGTCCTCCCCGTCAACCTTCGGCCCTCGGCGGTTCTCCGCCTGGCCCTGTCGTAAGGAGCCGCCGCCATGCAAGTCCGCATGAAGTCGAGCTACGCGTACGAGATCCCGGGCCGCCCGGGCGTTCGCCGGACCCTGCCGATCGGCTGGACCGGCGAGCTTCCCGAAGAGATCGCGCGCGCCGCCGAGGCGGCCGGGACGGCCGTCATCGCCGATGCGCCGGTCGAACCCGGCGCGGGCCGCAAGGTCCGGCGCACCGGGCGCGGACGGGCGGCGGCCGCTCCGAAGGCGTCCGGCGCAGCGGCCGGCGGCGAGCCCGGAACCGGGGGCGGCGAGGCCGGCGCCGGGAACGCGGCGGCCGGCGGCGAGGGCGCCGGAGGCGCGGAGGCCTGATCCAGGGGTCCCGGCCCGGCCGGGCCGGGACCCCTGGATCAG